ATGACAAAGATAGAAACAAAAGCTCAATACGATTGGGCAGTAAAAAGAGTTGAGGAATTACTTCCACTGGTTACAGATGAAACCCCTCTGGATAATCCTCACAGTATAGAGTTGGAATTACTTTCTAATCTCGTTGCAGATTATTCTGAAGAACATTTCGCACTGGGAGAACCAACGCTGGTTGATGTCCTCAAACTTCGTATGTATGAGATGGGACTTAATCAGAAATCTTTAGCAAAATTAATCGGAGTCAGTCCTTCACGCTTGAGTGATTATATTTCCGGTAAATGTGAACCGACCTTGAAAGTAGCCCGCGAAATCAGCCAGAAATTGAATATTGACGCCAATATAGTACTGGGTGTTTAATATGAGTATAGAAAACAGAAAAACCGCCTAATTCACAATGTAATAAGCGGTTTTAAGTCGGAGCCGAAAGCGGGACTCGAACCCGCGACTTACTCATTACGAATGATTATCTAAGAATAATATAAAATCACTGTGTATCAGTTGTTTATGATTAAATTTAAGCTAAATAAGGATACTCATTAGAACATTTTTTCTACTTGAATGCCTTCCCTATCCTGTCACCGGATACCCAGCCATCGCCGAACTGGCAGTTCTTGATGTCTACAATATAGACTCCTTTTATCTCCAGTCCTTTACCTTGTGCTTCTTCCAGGTATGTACGTGCATAAGCATCAAAGTTTGCTCCAGAATAAGCGTCTACGGCAAGGATGAGAAAGTTTGCGTCGGTCAGTTCGCCTTTGTAGATTCCTATATCGGCATCCACGAGACTTTGGACGTATCTGTCAGCTTTATCCTTCTGTTCCTGGGACGGCTTGTTCCCTCCGCAGCCAAACAATGATATTGCCAGTATAGTCAATAATATTTTTCTCATAACACAGAATTTTATTAATGGCCGATTAAATACATTTCATTTGTTATATAGTCTTCAAAAACTGTAATGATATAACTGCAGTATGTATTAATATCATTATAAATGCATTCTATTTCACTGATTGTATATCGTCCTCCTATAACAGAGGCCAATTCTCTTCCATGTGCTATTGCATTTCGATTATCAGCTAAAGCTGCAAGTCGTCCTTTAATTTTTACATCTGTAACGACATCATGAGTAATCCCAAAAGTATTCCAGATGGACTCTAATTGACTATATTTTATATTGCCAATACTTGTAGGAAACAAACAATCTTCAATGTTTGCTATTTTAGTTCCTCCAAGCTGAGAAAATAATTCATATCTTTTAGTCCATTTTTTATCCCTTGCATCCATTATAGCGTTACATTCTTTGTGAAATATAAGCGAATATAATGTTGGTTTCAATGCATGTATGTCATATTGTCTTTTATTTAAGATACTAATACATCTTTGCACAACTGCAGTAATCGTATATTCTAAAGCCCCATATAATAACACAAAGAATGCACCTTTATGTACCTTAGAATCTAAATTTAATGACCGCATCAAATCTTCATTTTTAATTAATAGTACTAAAGATTTGGCTTCTGTTAATCTTCTAGTTGATTCAGCATTAATGTCACTAAACATTCTCTTCTAAAAATTTATTTTTGCAGTATTCTATTCTAGAATTGACACGGTTCTTTGTATTGGTAGCCCCCGTTATAAGATTATTAAAATCTCTATTCATCACCCATTGATAAAAACCATCAAGATTAATCTGATCTTGTTCTTTGATAGCTTCTGCAGCACCAACACTAACAGCTTCAAATAATATAATAGAGGTAACAGAACGAGTTCTTGTTTTTACTATTCCGTGATCTAACCGTGCTAACTCCTCAAAAGTTCTACAGAAAATTCTTTCATTATTATTATAATCAAAATTTCTGCTTGCACTTTCCATATAATCATTTAAAAATCCAACAACGCTATGTTCAAACTTATCTCTACCATTAAGATAAGCAAAAAACCTTAATATCAACTCTTCTTTTGTTCCATCATTTTCAGAAGATTTTGATAGCTTTATTACAGAATTAAAAGATGGATTTTCAGAAAGGGCTTTAATAAAATCATTGAACCTTCCACGATAAATACAACTTCTGATTTCCTGGTCTGATAATTTAATTCCTCCTGTATTTAATCTTTCAAACAAATCAAATCTTACAGATTTATCACTTTTATCACTTAATGTCGTAATTTTTATGGGTTTCAACAAGAAGTCAATCTGGAGAGATCGAGGTAAATCGGGGAATCTTAAACCATTAAAACTTTCCAATTTTTTTAATTCACATAAAGTAAGCGGAATATCCCGATTGATTTTGGCCCTTGCAGCAGAAATTGCATCTGCAGCGAAGTTAATGATAGAACTAAGTCTCTGCACCCCGTCAATTACCTCCCAAGTCCCATCATTATTTGTTGCCATAAACAATGAGGGAACAGGAATACCTAAAAAAATAGACTCAATCAGTGCAGATTGTCTAGAATCATCCCATCTAAATTGCCTTTGGTATTCTGGTGCAATATCTATAATATTGTCATTGACCATAGATATTAATTCTTTTACACTCATATCATAAGAATTAAAATCTACTTTTCGCTTTTGGTCATTTAGTTCTGCAGTAATATTTACCATATATAAATTCATATAAATTATTTATAATCTTTTCATACAGCCAAGAACTTGATATATATGTTCTATCATATTCTTAGGAAGTTCCTGAATACCATATTCCGGAGATTTATTTGTAGGAACCAGCGTATAGCATTTCGGATCGGTTGAAGGGCCTAATCTCTTGATTGTTCGCATTCCGTTGGTTGTCACTATTGCATACACTTCACCTAATGGAAGAAAAGACTTATCTTCTATTTTCTTTAACGCAATAATATCTCCATGAGTGATTTCCGGTTCCATTGAGTGGCCAGTTACATTGCACCAGCATGTGGCCTCATTGTATTTCTTGAAGTCTATTAAATATTCCGGCTTTGCAGTCTGGTCATTTAAGACAATATCAAACCCTCCTATAAAATCTACATTATAGTAAGGCACACCATTAGTGTAGCTTATTATAGGTTCAGTTTCTGTCTTCTTGTTATCGATGATGAAATCTGAAACCTTAAACTTATCAACAGAGGCAACATCAAATCGAGCACATAACTTCCTGTATTGTTCAGGCTCTAAATCTCTCATAGACTTTTCCATACCTGAAATATTAGCTTGACCACATTCAAGAATTTCAGCAATATTCTTTTGTGTAAGTCCAAATGCTTGTCTGAATCCTTTTAAATCGTACATATCAGTAATATTATTTCGCTAAAACTAAAATAAAGTTAATATTACTGATATTTTCACTGTAATATCAGTGATATATCAATAATATTAGTACATTTGCATATCGAAACTTTGATACGAAACAAAGATAACAAATAACATCAATAATACGCACGATTATGAAAAAGAATTTATTACACGAGATTATGAGCCTTGCATGGCAACTGGTAAAGAGAAATGGTTTCTCTATGAGTGAAGCGTTAAAATGCGCTTGGGCAAACATGAAGCTGAAAACTGCAATGAAGCAAAGAATCGTAAAGTTCTATTTTAAAAAGGTTGATGGTTCTGTTCGTGAAGCCTATGGTACTTTGAAAGAGAATCTGATACCTGCTACAAGTGGTGATAGCAGAAAGAAGAATGATACCGTTCAGGTGTACTTCGATACAGAGAGACAAGAATACAGATGCTATAAAAAAGCTAACCTTTTAAATATCGCATGACTATGACACGCTACGAAATAGAACGAGAACTCGACAGCCTCTATAAGGACTTAGAGATAGCCCACAATTCGGACGAACAGACCGTTTGCCGGGTATTCAACACTGACTCAAAGCGCGAAGCCATTCAGGTCATAACTGACGAAATAGACAATTATGAATCTGCCCTCGAAGAGTTTGACCAGCCGGCCAATGACGATGATGGCATGGACTATGACGCCCTGTGCAGTGTCCAGGGGCTTGCCCGATATGCTTAATCTTTTCAAACCCTGCTGACGGCCAGTGACCGGCAACCGATAGCGAGAATCGGGCAGGGTTCTACTTGATTGGTTCTTTGACGTACTGGAAATTTTAGGTGTACCGTTAAGCCTGACGTGAAACGGACGACTGAGTAGCGATAACGGCTGTGTGAAAAGAGTATGAGTAAAGGGCTGCACTAAGCAAACGCAGCATACGAATCACACAGATAACAAAAACGACTTATACGATTGCAGGTGGGCGTAGGTCGCCTATAAAGACAATCTTCACTGATTAGACACCAGCATGAACTATATATACCCGTGGCTTACCAGACCTTTGATAAGCAGTAAGGCAACCACCGGAACGCCCACGGGAGCGATATTTAATACACACGGTTATGAAAATACTACTTTTTCTCTGTGCATTGTCCGTTCTGGTAATGCACTTCAATCAAGACCTGTCTGCTATGTACTGGATAGGATTTGTCGGGTTTATAATCACTGGTTTTTCAATCGCAAACAGACTGGACAATGAACGAGCTGCAAGAAACAATAAAAAGCATCTGTGATGAATTTGCGGACATCAGTGCCATTCTGGCGGCACGCTCAAGGGAACTGGACAGACGGGAGCTGTTCGATAAGGAGATAGAAACAGAAATCAAGAACATTAAAAAAGAATAGACATGAAAACAAATGAGGAATTACAGGGTATGACGCATGATGAACTCGTGGCATACACACAGAATCTGCAACGCGAATCGGAGGAATACAAAAAATCAATGCTGTATTACATGGAAGAAAAGAAAAAGATTGAATCGAAGTTTGACAACTTCAAGAACATGGTCAAATCGCTGGTTGTACTAGTCGATTAGTTTTTATGGGTTATAGAAAATGGGTAGATGCCGGGCCATAAAGTCCGGCATTTTCATTAGCAGATAGTTCAGGCGGTAGAACGCCATGTAAGGGTTAGCATGGAAGTCACGGGTTCAAGTCCCGTTCTGCCAGCAAACAATCAAATACTTAAACTATGGTTAGAGAAATTACAGTAGACGAAAACTACCAGACAGTACGTCTTTTTGACGAAATGAAGAAAGGGGACATCTACAAGGTTCCCTATGACAAGAAACGGCATAACGGAATCAAGCTGGAAGCATCACGCCGCAATCGTGACCTCCGCTTGATCGGGACACTTAAAAACAAAATGGACGTGAAATACCGGGTATCAGCAACAGAGTATCCGGGTTTTTCGGCAATTATCTGCTTAAAATAAAATGCTTATGATAAACGAAGATGTATTGAAAATCGTCTTAAACAACAAGTCTTTCGGGAAATACGAAGCAGCTTCGATAGTAGGCGGTCTCAAAAGGCTGAAAGAGTTGTGCGAATCCGGAAGGATAAGATACAAGACCAAAGAAGGCGTACCACACAGCAGATGGGCTTGTAATGCCTGGGACGTGATAAAACATGCAAAATTGATGTATTAAAACCAATTATTATGGAAGAAAAGCCAAATCTATATCAGAAGATACAGCTTGTCTCAAATGAGATAAAAAATATCGAAAAGAACCTGACCGTAGGCAAAGGTAATTATGCCTACAAGGCAGTACAGGACATTGATGTCACCTTGGAAGTGAAAGATGCCGAGTCCAAGCATGGCCTTGTCAGTATTCCCATTAAGCAGGAACTTGTTAAATCGGAAATAATTAGAGTTGTCAAAGAAGGTGGAGGGGAATCCATCAACTATATAGACATCATTAAAATGACCCTACGCATTATCAATCTGGACAACACATCAGAATACATAGACGTGGAAAGTTTTGGGCGTGGACTTGACCCAGGCGACAAGGGATTTGGAAAGGCTTCTACTTATGCCAGAAAATACGCTTTACTTAATGCCTATAAGATTGCTACAGGTGAAGACCCTGATGAAAACAAATCCAAAGTGCAAACCCCTGCTACAGTAGATGAAGTGAAAAATATTGTCGTTGATTACATGATGACCGACAATCAGTTTGCGCAGAACATACTGTCTTATTTCAATGTAGGAAGTGCTGATGACATGACAAGCGAACAGCTTAAAATGGCATATAACAACCTCAAGAAGAAAGGAAAGATATGACAGAAACCATGTACATAGGAAGCGGTGACGTTCATGCCTTGATGAGTGGCAAGAATACTAAATCACATATCACCCTCATGCAGCGTTTCGTCAGCGGGATAAAGCCTTATTACAATGCTTTTGCCAGCCCTATAGATGCTTTACGTACGGGAGCCATTCTTGAGAACAGGTATCTTCTCACTTTGCCTGACAACTACTTTACACAATATGTTGTCAGGTCAGATGAAATGAACGTATTCAAGTGCAGCCTGGACTTTGCTTGTATCGATAAAGGAAAGCTAACTGATTTTGATGAATTAAAGACTCTTTATCTTTCAGATTACCTTGATTTTATTGAGCCTATCAAGCATGACAACAAAGCTTTAATCGAATACGTCAAGAAGAAGCATAAAGCTTATTATTATCAGGTTCAGGAACAACTCTTTTGCACTCATCTTAAAAGCTGTAACCTTGTTTTTCTGTCTGTAACAACCTACGACGACGAAGCCAACTGGCATCGTAATATCCTTCCCAATGAGTATTGTAAAATCCGTATCACTCGTGACGAACAGGCAATTGCAGAAATAAAACGACGTGGACAGATTTTCCAACAGATAAAAGATTTTTATTCAAACTAATATGGCAAATCAAATAACTGGACGGCTGGTCTATATTGGCCAGCCCCAAGAAATCCCATCCAAAAGCGGTGGCAACCCGTTTGTGAAACGTGAATTTATTCTTGATGCCACAACCTATGACCCCTATACAGGTGAACGAAGCCAGTACGAGAACATTCTACCTCTTGAAGTAAGTGGTGACAAATGTGCCGAACTTGACCAGTTCAGAACCGGTGATGTAATAACGGTTTCCTTTTCCCTCCAAGGTCGGGAATGGACAAATCAGGACGGACAACTAAAACGTATGGTGTCCATCCGCTGCTATAAACTGGAAGGCCGTCAGCCAATGCACCAGCCAGCATCCGTGCCAGCACAGCAACCGTCACCGACACAAACGCCAACCATGGCACAGGCGTTTCCACCTGATGTAGATGCGAATGGAAATCCCAAAGATGACTTACCGTTCTAGCCTATGAGCATATTCAATCTGAAGAATGAATACGATATACCCAAGTTCAAGGCTTATGTAAACAAACTGTTCCAGGAGCGGGCGGTTGTGGAAGTGAGAAAGAAGCTGCCCAACCGCACGCTCGCCCAGAACAGATACTTCTATTTGCTTCTAAATTGGTTCGCAAGTGAAACAGGTTATAGTGTAGAGGAAGTTAAAATCGATATTTTCAAGAGGTTATGTAATAGGGATATATTCGAGAAAGAAAAGACGAACAAAAAAGGAAAGATTATAAAAACTTTGAGAAGCTCGTCTGAACTGAGTACGGGAGAAATGACTCTCGCTATTGAAAGATTTCGGAATTATTCTAGTGCTAAAGCAGGAATATATTTACCAAGTCCTAACGAGAATGAGTTTCTATTACATATTCAACAAGAGATAGAAAAAGATAAAGAATTTCTAAGCTATGGGGATGGGTGAGAATTGGAAAGATATATCCGGATATGAAGGTTTATATCAAGTATCAGATATGGGACGGGTTAAATCTATATGCAGTCATGTAAGGCTTCAAAATGGCGAGTTAATGAAAAAGAAACCACATATTTTGAAACCACAAAACAGATGTGGATATAGATGCGTAAATCTATTCAAAGATGGAAGTATTCATACAGTAAACATTCATCGTTTAGTGGCTGAATCTTTCTTGCCTAATCCTCATAATTATCCAGTTGTAAATCATAAAGATGAAAACAAAACAAACAACAATGTAGGAAATCTTGAATGGTGTAGCCATGCTTACAATCTTAATTACGGTACAGCTAAAAGACGTAGAGCTATATCGCAAGGAAAGGTGGTTCTTCAATTGGATAAAAATGGAGTTTTGATAAAACGCCATTTAACATTGATGGATGCTTATAGAGATACTGGTGTAGATTACCGAAATATTTCACTTTGCTGTTATCATAAAAGAAAAACTGCTGGTGGATATTGTTGGAAGTTTGAATAATAAATTAACGCAACTATATACTTTATTGTACCAAGGGTTTTGTATAATTAAAGTTTTACCCAGTCATGTATAAGCATTGCTTTTAATGATAGATTATACCTATCATATATAATGAACGTAGTTCATTTAATTGCTGATTTATCCTGTAAAAAACATATTTGCTGGATACACTTTAAATATGATTTATCTTTATATAAAAAATTCAATAGGCTGCTTGTTTTTATGCAAGCAACCTATTTTATTACAAAGAAATATGTTATCTTTGTAATCCTAACAAAGGAACAACCAAGAAACGAAGAATTTTCTTTTAGTATATCGTACAGCCCTGAGTGAACGGTCCCAAGCTTATTAACTTCGGCTCGATACATAGCAATTAGGTTCTTCGAATGTCCGAGATAGCATCGGCATTTTGAGTTGTTCCATTTACTTTTTTGTTTAATTAATTATACTACATCTGGAGTTCTCCAGAACACAAAGTTCTTTCCTCCGTTTTCCAGTTCAAACCTCACAAGAAATTCATTTACTACATCAGTTTCATAAATAGATACAAGTCCTGATGACAATACTATGTCTTTGATAAATTTGCAATTTCTCTCAAGAAACTGCATAACTTCACCCCATATCTCATTTGAATAATCAGCAGTATAAGAAATTTCATTCTTACCGAAATATTCACGAAGAATTTCTCGGAGTTCTGAATTTCCTACATTATCTGAAAAGCATGAGCCTATGGGGTGAAGTTCTATAGATTCTATAAGTACACGGTGTTTCATATTCTATTGATTTATAGAATATGTATTTAATTGACATATAGCTGGTTGATTATTTATAATTTATTAGACCATATTTATTAATGTCATATTCATCTGGTCTAAAAACTGTTTTTTCATAAGATTTTCTTTTAAGATTATAATGTGTTGTATAAGATATTTTGCAAACTGCTTTGTCGAAATGCCCCGATATAAACATAACGTCAAACCATTTATGTGAAATCATATTAGCTACTTTTCTACGAATAGCATACGATTGATAATGTCTAAGCAAACCAAAATAGCTATTTAATGATGAAACGAAATGTTCAGCATTTTCTTTCACGTATTCCGGGTTACATTCAGCAAGTATATTAAATTTATGAACAGTGTTAATAAAATTAGATACCGTTCGATTACTAACATACATTAATTCACCTTTTACTACAGTACCAATAAATTTGCATCCTTTATAATAGTGTTGTATATAGAGTTTTTTAGGATGTAAATCCAATCCAAGTTTTTCTTTTAAAAATAATCTTATTTTAGGTATGTCATGCCACATTGCTTTAATGTCTTGTCCAACAAAATTAAAATCATCTACATATCTTCCGTAATTCCCATTATACTTTTCATTCATCCATTTATCAAATGTTGTCATATAAAAATTTGCAAACATCTGACTTGTAATATTTCCTATAGCTAAACCATAATATTTACTACTAGTAAACAATGATTTGTGTTTAGGCAATCCTTTCCACATCCATTTAGGTGATTTAATAATACAATTTCTTTCAGGGTTGTGCATTACAATTATTTCAGTTAACCATAGTATAATAGGTAAATCCTTAGCTTTGTAATTATCTTTAATGAAATTCTCAAGCATTTTCCAAAGGGTAGGCTTATGGATTGACATGAAAAATGCTTGTATATCACATTTAGCTATATAGCATGGTTCTTTATAATTATGACTACATTTACGAACATGTTCATATAATCTTTGAACACCATATAAAACTCCTTTATTCTTTCTACAATTATAATTATCTTGTATAAAATATTCTTCAAAAAGAGGTTCTAAACGGCGTACAACAAGATGTTGGACTATTCTGTCACGAAAATCAGCTGCAAATACTTCACGTTTGACAGGTCTAGTAACAATAAAAACAATACTTTTACCTATTTTATAAGTTTGAGTATTTATTTCACGCCATAATTTAACCAATTCAACTTCATAATCACTTTCAAACTTTACTGCATTAAATGTTTTCTTCTTTTTCTTACGACAATCGTAATAAGCTTCAAATACATCTTCTAGAGGAATATATTCAATAAAATTATTCATTTTTACTTCTTTAACAATGTTATTAATAGAAATTCTGCGAACGGCCTTGCACAGTCGTTGTTGTTGCTGTTGTCCTTATTGTTGTTGTTGATGTCGCCGTCGTCCCAGTCCAAGTACCATGCGTAGTTGCTATCGTACTGGGTACATTCTCGTGATTTTCTTGTTCTTAACTAATCTCAAATGAGTAGATAGTACACGAGCCTTTTCTATTATATAACTGCACACTCCATAAAATCGTAATCGTATGGACTCTGGCAGAAGTATATTATTTATTTTTCCATCCTGTAACTTGTTTGCCTATACTTTCAGTAAATAATGCAAGTTTTGCTGATTGTTTCACGGTAATTATCCTTTTCTCATTGCACAACCGTAATAGGACCTTTAACAATTCAAATTTTATTAAAAAATTTTCAAGATGTCTTATGCGAGCATCTTTATCATTGTAACATCTGTTTGCAAGTTGTAAAAATTCAAACAATTCTAATGAAACATTTGTAATTTTCTGCCCTATAGTATACTTATGTGATTTGGGAAATATCATAACATAATCCATTAAAATACTTACTAATTTATTAGTGTCCAATAAAAATGGACGAGTTAAAAAATTAATCAAATAGTCCTTCAAAAAGGGGATAATCGAGTTCTTTGATAT